ATGAGGTCGGCACGCCGAAGTGCTCAGCAGCCGTCCGGTAGATGCCGCCTGCATCCAGGAACGCGGTGAGCGCGTCGATGTCGAGAGCGGCCGGAGCGCCGGGCATCCGTTTCTTGGCGCTTGCGTCGGCCATGTTGTCGTCGTGCGATCCGAGGAAGAGATGGTCGGGGTTGACGCACGCGGGGTTGTCGCAACGGTGGCAGACGAAGAGGCCGTCGGCGATAGGTCCGTGGCGTAGCTCGTACGAGAGCCGATGCGCCTTGACGTGGCCTTCGCCACGCGCGCCTCGTTGGAGGCGTCCGTAGCCGCGGTGATCGCGGGAGCCTGTCCACAGCCAGCAGCCGTCGGTCTTGTCGACGCGCGTCCAGAACCGTTCTTCCAGTGATGCGCGGTTGCGGTTGTGGCCGGAGACGTACTTGCGAGGCTCGCCTTTGACGATGCCGAGGGTGTGCCAGTTGCGTGTTGCGATCGGTGTCTCTTGACCGCATCCACATGCACAAATCGCCATAGCGTGAGCATACCGCAATACAGCACTGACAGCGTGATGTTCATTCGCCCCTCGCGAGTTTTCGAGTCCCGTTCAGAGCGCATTTCAGCCGGAAGGCGTCGAGATATCCACGACCACGGTAGAAGTTCTCGGCCGCGATGTGCAGCCTCGCTAGCGCGTCTTTCAACTCCTGCTCCTTGGGTGGTTCAGTCTTCATTAGAGGTCGATATCCGCCAGGAGACGATCGAACTTGGCAGCGACATCGCGGAGGCGCTCGATGCGTCCACGGATCGCAGAAGACGCTTCTGGCCTCGGAATCTGCTCAGATACCTCCTGCCGCGCGTACTGATTCAGCACGGAATCGAGGCGATCCGCGAACCCCATTACGATCTTCTCGAACCGCTCCAACTCGGTATCGAAGTCCGAGAGGACAGTCGCCTTGGGCGACTTTGCCGAGGCGTCATAGGCGTCGTGAGACGCTGTTGCGTAGCTTTCCATCAGGCACTCCTTTCGTAGATATGAAGGAACTGGAACAGCGAAGTCATGACGCAGCTCCAAGCTCGGCGAGGCGTGCGTTCGGGTGCGCGGCTGTGAAGTCGTCGAGCGCCGCCCGGTATCCGCGCTCGGTCGCTGGTGTGAGCCGCTTCCGCTTGTACAGGATGTAGGTGGCCGAGGCCCGCGCGAGCGTGATGTCCGGGTTCGAGAGCGTCGTCGCCAAGCTCACGCGTTGTTCGAGCGTGCGTACGAGCTCCGTACCAGCCTGCGGCGGGATTTGGTCGCGACTCATGCTTCCGGCCCAAAGATCGCGCTGGTCATACTTCGACGTTCCTCATCGGTCTGCGGCCCGCCGATGGCCGCACGGTTGATGTCTCGACCCTCGACGAGAGCCTGGGCCTTGCGGGCGTGAATGTGGACGCACCAGTAGAGGTAGTCGTCCATCGTCGTCGGGTCGGCGTCGAGCAGCGCGCGCGACTTGTCGGTCAGACGAAGCTCCTGCTCCAGGAAGCCGCCCTCGCGCAATTCGGCGATCAGTTCCTCGCGCGTCTGCTCCTGCGGCGCCGCCGAGCGCCTCCGCAAAAGCGGAGACCAGCGCGTGATTCTCAGCCCGCCCTCAGCCATCGAGAGCCTCTTTTGCGATCGTGGTTGCGTGCCCGTAGCCGTACTCGCAGCGGAGATCGCACTGCTCGCATCGCGTCTGTCCACCCAGCCACTTGAATCTGCCGCCGCAGGGGCAGCGACCATCACGTATGAGCTTCAGCGCGTGCCCGAGGCGCTCAATCCGACGACCCTGCGACCGGATCACTTCCTCGTCGGTTAGCGAGATTTCTTGGGCTGGTTGCCTACCCTGGCGCTCTCCCACGGATCTGTGGCTCGTCGGATTGTCTGAGCCCGACGACAACCTCCCCGCGGCACTCGACTCCAGCCCAAGCTTGATGAACCAAGCGTGCTCTACCGCTCGACCTGGCGTGCTACCCCAGAAGCTCTCCGCAAAGGCTGCGTCGGCCTCCTCCTTCGAAAGGAATTGGGCTGCCTCGTTTGCGTCCGACACCCATGCTCCGTGACCCATGTGGGAGGTTCCGTCCCAGTAGAGCGGCGGGATGTGTCCTTCCGGTTGGCCGCGCTCGATCAACCAGAAGAACTCACCAGACGGCTTCTCAGCCACGCGGGCCTCCTCTAGCGGCTAGCCAGTTGGCGAACGCATTGCCTACCGGGCCAACAAGAAACGCCTCGGCCTTGGCCCGACGAAGGAACTCCCACAGCGACTCAGCCACGTCTCCCCCTGGCCGCGACAGACACGGTTACCTCTACGATCTCGCCGCGTTCCCCCGTCCATTCCTCGATCACGCCAGCGCAGTGAGCGGCCATCGCCCGCGAACTGATCGGTTCGTCCTTCCAGCGCGTGACCGTTCCGCGAGTGATCTTCACGCCGTACGCGGGTGCTTTCCACGCTGCCACACGCCCGCAGGTCTGGCATTCGGCGTCGTTGCTGCCGAAGATCACCTGCGGTTCGCAGGGCCAATTGCCGTATTCGTCCGGGCCGTTCCCGCATTCGGAGTGATCGAACGCTTCGCGACGGGCGTCTGCGAACAGCGAGCCAGTCACGCGAACCTCACCGCACTCAAGATCGCGATCCACAACCCGAGGTCGACCGCCGCGACCCACAGCCATATCTTCGGCGTCATCGCGTCCTCCGCGGCCACAACGCCGCCGCCGCGATCGCGTAGCCCGCCAACGTCACGACGAACGCGCAGAAGACCGGATGGTTCAGAGTCCAGATGATCACGAACGCAGCTCCGCAAGCTGCTCAACGATCCGTTCGCGCCACACCCGTAGGCGACGGCGGCGCGCCTGGCGCTGAAGCTCGTCGACGACGAAGCCCTCGCCGAGCCTGTCGAGCGCTCGATCTGTCGCGGCGAGTTCCTCATCGAGAGTCTCGACGGTGGCGAACGGGAAGATCATGCGGCCGCTCCGACACGCTCGACCTGACCCTGCAGCCACGCGATGTGTTTGGCGGGCTCTGCCCAGTGCGAAATCTTGTTCCTCGCAATCGCCGACTCGATCGCGTCGCGGTTCTCGTCTGTCGCGACAGACAGCAGTTGGTCGGTCAACTCGGCGATCGTCTGATCGGTGTCGACGCCAACATCAGCGGCTACCGGATCTGTGCCGGTCTCCGCCGCCGGCTCGGGCTGCGCAGCTGCGGCGCCGCGAGCCCGAGCAGGCGACGTGCCGCCAGCCGCCCATGCGGCCAACTCTGCGCCCATCGCCGACGTGATCGGCGTGCCCTTCGGAAAGAACGGGCGGTGTTGCTCCTGCAGCTTGATCCGCCGCGGCACGCCCGGCGCGTCAGCCGTCAGGAGGAACGACACCGTCAGCTCATACGGAAGGTTCTTCTCGCAGATCGGCACCCAGCCGTCCGCGCCGATGCGGGATTGCTTCGGCCTGACGACCGTCTTGCCGCCTTCCTTGACGATCTCGATCTTCTCCTCAGCCCGGAAGCAGAGGATCAAGTGCGAGCGCAGCTGTAGCAGCCGGTTCACGAACTGCTTGTGCGACTTCTTCGGCTTGATCCACGCGGCGAACGTGAGCGCTTCTCGGCGCTTCCAGTCTTCGCCGGCCATCCGCGTGAGCTCTTCCTCGTGCCAGTCGAGCAGTCCCCCTTCGCCGGCGTGCTCATGCGAGGCGGAATCGACGACAACGACGGGATAGCCGGCGGTGTCGGCAGCGACAATGGCGTCGAGGTACGACTCAGGCCGGAACGGAGCTGTTAGATCGGCATGGTCGAAGTCGAAGTCGTCGGCGTAGTGCTTCGCGCGTCCGGCCTCGGTGTCGATCACGGCGAAGCGGTTCCCGCCTGCCAGCCCCTTCGCTAGCTCGAACGCCGACATCGTCTTGCCGGACCCTGTGCCGCCGGCGAGTCCGATGAGCAGCGGCACGTTCTCTCGCTTTGCAGGCCGGAACTCGTAGCTCAAAGGACGTTCTCCTCAACGAGATCGACGGGCGGCCCCCAGACCGCGCCTGGATCGTCCCGCTTCGCGAGCTCGGCGCGACCGTCCGGGTAGACCCGGACAAGGTAGGTCCGGTCAACGTTCACGAAGAGCCGGTACGGCTGATCCGTCACGCTCCGCGGCGGGATGTGAGTGCGCCCTTCCACTACAGGTCGATGTCCGCCAGGATGCGATCGAACTTGGCAGCAACGTCGCGCAGACGGTCGATGCGACCCCGAACATGAGAGGACGCCTCGGGGCGCGGTTCGCTCCCCGCTACTTGCTCCCGGGCGTACTGATTTAGCACGGGATCAAGCCGGTCTGCGAACCCCATGACGAGCTTCTCGAACCGCTCCAACTCCCTGTCGAAGTCCTCCAGAACAGCGATGCGCGTCGGCACATCTGAGGTCGTGTATTCAGGCTCGTAAGCCTTAGATGGGTAGTCCATTACGCGCTCCTTCTGTAGATGTGAACGCACTCACACAGCGAGCCAGTCACGGCTGCGTGCCCTCGCGCTCGAGCCAACGCGCTTCCTCCCAGCCAGGAAGCTCGGCATAACAGACCTCGGTCGGGTAGCCCTTCCAGCTGCCCGACTCGACACACTCGCGCCAGCGCGCGATCGCGAAGTCGACCTTCGCCTGCGCCAGGTCGAGCGCGGCCGGCGTGAGCGAGACCACGGACAGCGCGTACGGCGGCGCGATCTCCTGCACAACCCAGCGCCACTGCGCGACAGCCCCCGTGAGCGCCTCGAGCCCGCGCAGATAGAACGCTGCCTGCAGGTCGTAACCGACGTTGAAAAGAGTCCGCGAGAACGACGCCGGATTCGCGCTCCTCGAGGTCGTCTTGTAGTCGTCGACCGCTGCGAAGTCGTCGCGCAGCCAATCGAGACGCGCTCGACAGATGACGCCGTGCTCGTCCCAGATCAGGCTGCGTTCTGCCTGCCCGTCCTGGAAGATCGGCGGGCGGGCGTCGAGCGCGTCGAGCTGCTCGCGCGCCGCCGTGACCATTCGCTTCAGGTCTTCCCACTGGTGAACGAGCAGCGGCTGCAGCCCGGCGGCGTGGGCGGCGTCGCGCTCCTCCTGAGCGACTTTCGTCCGCCAGTCCTTCGCGTCGACGACGACCACGTTCGCGGCGCCCTCAAGGAGCAAGCTGTGCGCGGCGGTGCCGATGTCGAAGTGTCCGGCCTCTTGGTTCTCGTGCGCAGGGTTCAGTTTCGGATGCGCAGTCCACGCGTGCAGCGGCGACTCGTTGATCAGGATCCGCGCGATCGTCGATGTCAGCGACGGCCGATCACACGGATCGCCGAAGTAGGTGTCCGCACCGATGGTGTAGATGCCCGCGCCGAGGCTCTCGGCGAGATGCTCCGTCACCGACCCACCTCTCGCAGAGGTCCGCCGAACATCGCGGTCTCGAGCGCATCGAGCGCTTCGTTCATCATCCGCACCGAGAGATCGGTGACGGGGTCGATGGGGGCCTCGGCCGCACCGGGGAGAGTGGGTGCGGCCGAGACAGTGTCGTCGCCGACGCTTGCAGTCATCAGGTTGTGGTCGCAGCCGGCGACGATCTTCAGATGGCGCTCGCTCACCAGCGCGCCCTCGAGGTCGGGGTGAGGTCGACCATGCCTTCGCGGGCGCGGATGCGGCGGGCGCGGCGGGAGAGCTCCAGCTCGAACCGCGCCCGCGCGGCGAGCGGCCGGCCGGCGCCGAGCACGATCAGGGCGCCGAGCGCGAGCACGGGCCAGCCGATGTCGTGCGTCAGATGGTGGATCACTGCCCGCTCTCCTGAAACTGGGTAATCACGGTGCCGAGGCCCTGGCCGTGAGCGTGGTGCGTTGCGATCATCGCGAGGACCGTCAGGGCGGTGACGCCGATGCAGAGCACGAGCACCGTCAGGAGTGCGAGCTCGCTGCGCCTCACGCGGGCACCTCGTCGCGGTGGCGTTGCTTGTACTCGGTGAGAGCTGCGATCAGCACGTCGACCATGTCTTCAGGCGGCGAGCTCGTGCTCGTTCGGAAAGGGGCTCGGATCGATGGACGGATCCAGGAACCACTCGACCTGTCGGCCCGTTGCCTTTCCGATGCTCCGCAGGGTCTCCGCGCGGGGACGGTGTACGGCCTTCTCGAGCTTGATCAGGTGCTGGCGCGTGACGCCGCCCATCTCGGCTCCGAGTTGATCGAGGGTGAGTCCCTGCGGCTGCGGTTCGGCTGTCTTGCGGGCGCGCTTGATCCGGGTCGCGATCAGCTGTGCCGGCGCCTGACGGATGCGCTCCTGCAGTTCCTCGTCGCTCATAACCGGCATTGCCATGTAGCGTTTATACGCTACGTTACGCTACGTAGTCAAGTCCTGATCCTTGCGATTTTACATTCGCAACGTCACGCTACGTAGCGTGGGCTGGAAACGACGGGGAATCCTCGATCCCATCTACGCGCGCCTAGCCGCAGAGGGGCACTCGGACGCGCGCGACGAGCTCGCACGACGGACGGGGATTCCGGGCACCAATCTCAGCGCCATCAACCGCGCGAACCGCGCGATGACTGATGGCTACGCGATCCGAATCGCGAACGCCGTCGAAGGTGTCAGCCCTGCAGATCTCGGGTCAGATGCAGGAGGGGGCGGCGCTCAAGCCCTATTGACGCTCGACCGCCTTCAAGCACTTGAAGCGGCGTTCCGAGAGGAGCAAACGGCGCGAGACCTAGTGAGCGCCGCGCTTGCTTCACAGCTGGCTGATCTTGAAGCAGCCCTGGCGCAAGTAGCGCCTGGAGTAGTTCAGCAGGTGAGGGAGGGGCGCAGTACGCCGTGAGATCGTGCCGGTCTGGATTCATTGCCGCCAGCCCCGAGCGCGAGCCCGCCTGGACGGAAGACCCTAGACCGCCGGCCGGACGAACTCGATGCGGCCCAGTGCCTGCCACAGATGACCGCAGCCTAACCCCATGACTATGGGCAAGGGCATCACACGAAGGAGTGATTTTGAAATGGCTCGCCGCTCGAAAGAACCGAGACCTTCCCGCATTCGGGACCTATCAGCGGAGGAGGTGCGCGAGCTCACGGGCGGCGGGCTCTTGCGGGCGATCCCGATCGTGAAGCTTTTCGACATGCTCCGCGGCAAGTCGAAGCCATCGAACTTCTCAGATACGGCGCCGCGCGACGAAGGCAGCTAGCTAGCGGGCGTTCTGCTCGAACGTCTGATAGGCAGGCCGCTGGTTGCGGCTGTTGTCCATCAGCCCGAAGCCGCCCGGTGACGCGTCGTTCAGCAGCGAGTACGCGAGGAACGACGCGATCGGGACGGTGACGGTGTAGCCGTGCGACACGCAGCCCTTCGCTCGAGCGCACATGCCTGTCGCGACGGCGTCGTTCTGCGCAGAGGTGCCGTTGCGGTCGGCGCTGTCGCCGGCCTCGGTGGTGATGATGGGCACGGAGCTCATGCCGAGCGAGTTGAGCACGGCCCTGATGTCGGGTAGCCACGGCCACTGGTTCCACGACCTGTCGCCAGAGACGTAGCCGTACAGGTGCTCGTCGTAGACGTCGGGTCGTGCGCCCGCTTGCAGGAACTCCTTGTCCCACGCGAATCCGTCGGCGACGTTCTGTGATCGGGTCTTCCATGTTGAGGGGCCGATTACGGCCGCGTTCGAGTTGACGGCCTTGATCGCAGCCTTGCCCGCCTGGAAGTAGGCGGCGGCGTCCTGCGGTGTCCAGCCAGACATGTCGGGCTCGTTCAGCAGGTTGATGTAGCGGTAGCCGAGCTGTGCGAGCTGGCCGGCCTGCGTCGCGAACACCGACTGCGATGGCCGGTTGCCGGGGTCGTAGTTCAGGATCGGCATCAGCACGATCGATGGCCTCGCTGCGATCTTCGGCGCGAGCGCTTGGAAGCCGGCGTTGCCGGGCCACCAGTCGAGCCGCAGGAACATCGGGTGGCCGTGGCCGAGCTCGACGATCCGGTCGAGCATCCAGTCCTGGTCGGCGGAGCTCTTCCCGGTGATGTTGCCGAGCGGCATCGACAAGCCCTGCTGCGGCATCGACAGCGGCGGCGGCGTCTGGGTTGTCGTCGGCGCCGTTGTCGTGGCGGGCGGCGCAGGCGCCGGATAGGTGACCGACCCGGAGACGCCTTCAACGACCGGAACGACCGCATAGACGTGCCCGGGCGGCGACGGCTGCTTCTTGAACTTCGCTGTCGAGAGCGCCGGGTTCCAGGTGTTCGAGACGCGAGCGCCGTCGACCTTGAACTCGTAGCCGACTATCCCTGTCGGTGGCGTCCACGCCACCTGGAACGTCGATGTGTTGTCGGCGATGATCTCGAGCTGTAGCGATCCGGTCGCGGCGACCGCGAGCCGCTCTGAATGAGCGACGACCGCGGGAGCAGGTGCGGTCGTGACAGCGAGCGTCGTCGTCTGGTTCGTCGACGGGCCGCCGCCGCCCGTGCTGAGAACCACGGCGGCCGCGACGCCGGCAACTCCCGCCGCGGCAATGGCGATGTGACGAGACGCGCGCATCATCGACCTCAGTGGGGCAGACCGAAGATGAGGATGAGGACGATCGCGACGATGACAAGCACGACGAGCGCCTCGACGAGCGTCAGGCCGTCCTCAGCTTTCAGCTTCGGCCGGCCATGCCAGATCATCTCGACGATGCCGCTGATGCCGTACTCGCCGACTGCGTGGCCGATGCCGATGAAGACGCCGACTGCGGCCATCCCGAGTGTCGCGGCGTCGACGGGGGAAAGAGCGAGGCCGATTCGTGTGCCGAGCGCGACCAGCGTGGCGCCGACGATCGCGCCGAAACCTGCGCCTGCGACGGGTGCTCCGTTCATGACTGCCCTCCTGTGTGGATGGTGATGTCGGCCGCCTTCAAGGCGGTCACCAGCTCGGAAAGCAGCTCACCCTGGTGGACGAGGAGCCTCTCGAGGATCTCGCGTTGTGCTCGCTGCTCGTCCTTGATCTCGATCAGCCCGCGCAGCACGATGCGGATGTCCGTCGCCTTCTCGAGGTCGGCGACACGGTTCTTCAAGTCGTGGCGGATAGCCCGTTGGGCCTCACGCTCTTCCGCAGCTTCACGCTCGAGCAGCTCGAGGCGTCTGCGGTCGGCGTCGCGTTCCCGGCGGAGCTCCTCCATCGCGCCGCTCATCGCCTCGACCGCACTCTCGGACGCCTCGGCGATCACCTTCGACCTGTCCGGGCGGAAGCGGAGGATCGAGACGATGCCGCCCCCGAGCGCGACCGTGACGATCGCGATGACGAGCTGCGTCGACGTCGACGGCGTGGCCGCGAGGAGAACCATCGTCACGGCCGGCCTCCAAACCGGTCGCCGGGCAGTCGAATGAAGAGGTACGGCCGCGAACCGTCCGGGATGGTGTGCTCGCGGACGCCGTTCGAGTCGTTCCCGGCGATGTAGGTGAACGAGCTCGCCTGCACCGCGACGACGAATCCCATGTGGCCCGTGCCGGCGATGCGTTGGCCGCGCGAGTTGTAGGTGATGAACGCGACGAGCGACCCGATCTTCGGCTTCGCGAATACGAGGTTGCGGCGGGCGTAGTAGTCGGCGGCGTAGTAGACGCCGGCGGTGTCGTCGGCGAAGTGGCCGTACCCGACGATTGCGGCGGCTGCCTGCTGCGTCGATACGCACCACGCTGCGCTATAGGCGCCTGTCGATGCCTGGATCGCGAACGTGTGACCGCCGCGTGTGCAGCTCGAGCTGATGCAGGGGCCGCGGTTCGACCCGGCCGGCGACTCGTTGATGCCGAGCCAGCCGATCAGCAGTTGCCGCCACGCGAGCGCCCGCGCCGTGGGCTGGCCCGCTTTGATCGCCTTCAGCCGGCCGGAGACCAGCGCGACCCAGCATGCGGGCCGTTTCTGGCTGCCGTTCAGGATCGCGAAGAACTGCGGTCCGACGTTCGGGTTTACGAGGTCGGTCTTCGCGCCGCACTGCCCCTTGCGCGGATAGCCGATGCGGTACTTGTACGAGAGCACAGCTGCCTTCGTGCGGGCGCCGTACTCGCCGTTCGGCTTGAACTTGAAGGTCGGCTTGACCTCGGTGAAGACGTTCGGCTCGTGGCCGCCGAGGTCCCATTGGAGGTTCCTCACACGTTGGCCGCATGAGGCGATGACCTTGGCTGCGCCGGGATGGATCTCCCAGTTGTCGTTGCACTTCGCAGCATTCGCGGCCGGCGCCGTGAACCCGAGCATGGCAAACGCGACCAGCGCGACGAGTAGAGCTAGGGCAGGCCGAAGCCCGCCTGGCGGCGTTTGCATGTTCGTCTCCTAAAGGGTGAGCTACTCGGGATAGCCCGGGACGCCGCCGGTGTAGCCGGTCGCCGCCCAGGCAAAGATCGAAAGACGCGCGAAGTTCACGTCATGGTCGGACGTATCGCCGTTCCGGATGTAAGCGTGAATAAGGTCGTCCGCAACGTGCGCGTTTAGCCTCGGGTAGAACGTTCCGTCGCCGAACGGTCGTCCTGACCCGTCGGCGGCGCCGATGCCGGCGGCCGCGAGCGCGAACACGTCATTGTTCCCGATCCTGTCGTCCATTCCGAGGATCCCGGCCTTGAGATAGTCAGGGCCATCCCAGACCGTGTAGAGGAACTCGATCGTCACGCAGGGGTCGTTGAACTGGATCTGCTGGTCGGAGATGAACGGGCCGGTGATCAGACCGTCCGAGGGGAGTTCGGCGTGCTGCCAGGCGATATTGACGGCGCTGCCCGACGTGACAGTGATGGGATCGTCGCCGGAGTCTGAGTCGACCCAGAACGTCGCCACCGAGGGAGCTCCTCCGCCGACCGACGCCGGGTAGAAGCGACGCTCAAGGTTCGTGACTCGCTTGTTCAGCTGCTCGAGCTTGACGTTCGGATCGTTGGGATCCTTGTACGGCTTCAGCCCCATTTTTAGGAGTCCTGGAGGGTCTGGAGCGCGGAGACGACTCCTAGGCCGTCAAGCCCGACCGCAACGTCGAATCCGTCGATCCGTTGGGTCGCACCGACGAGCTCGGGGCCGCACAACTCCGAGATGTTGATCGCGACGGTGTCACCGGGACCGTAGTCGTCCCACGGCTGATAGGGAGCGTCACTCGACGGCGTGGCCTTGACGAGCTCTTGCCCGTCGACGCTCGACGCGACCTCTTCCTTCCACAGCTCGTGGTAGAGCGGCCGCGCATCGCTCGCGGAGTCATCGTCGAACGTCCTGATCCGCATGAACGTGTACCCGTACTTCGTGCGCGAGTCGCTCTGCAGCGTCTGGTAGGCCGACAGGTCTACGGGGGTAAGTTCGGTGGCGGTGATGTTGCCTTGCCAGTGCTCTTTATCGAGTTTCGGGCCGAGGTAGTAGTAGAGCTTGTTCTGCATCAGCTCCATGTCGTCGGAGCGTTCGACCTTCGCTATCGAGAAGTCGCCTGTCCCCCAGTCGAAGTGGACGGTGTCGGAAAGGTCGGAGCCGCGGCGGTTCGCGACGTTCAGCTGGCCGATGATCCCGGGGGTGCCTTCGACCGGATCGACCCACACGTCGACAGCCCCGGTGTCGGCGATCAGCGTGACGACCTCGTCGAGCATCTTCGGCCAGTCGTTGAGGTTGATCCCGAGGTCGACGGCCGGCGGGGTCGTGGTGTCGAACGTGCCGTCGGTCGCGTTGAGCGGCAGGTCACCTTCCTGGTCGCCGTCGGGGCCGCTGTTCGAGATCGAGTTCGCGATGGCGTCCTGAAGGATCTGGGCGCCGGAGATGGGGGAGGCGATGTCGGGGTCGATCAAGTTGCCTGTATCGTCACGGTAGGGCCGCCCTTTGAGGATCTTGAGAGGGTCGTACGCAGTGATCGTGCAGCGGCTGGTGTTTTCGTCTCCGGTGTAGTCGAGCCGCCACACGGTCGTGTAGCCGATCAGGTCGCCGTTGCGGCGCACCTTGAGCGCTCTGATGCCTTTCGTGAGTTTCCGGAAGCCGTCGCCTTCGTCCCAGTTCTCCCGGATGTCGGGGTTATCTGCGGCGAGCTCTCCGATCACGGCCAGCGGCTGCCCGGTGCGGCGCGGCTTGATCGTGAACGTCGCAGCCGATGTCAGGTCGGCCAGCTGTGTTTCGGTCTGCCAGTCCCACAACTCGATGCTGTAGGTGCCGCCTGCGGTGACGGTCGCGACGAGGTCGGAGAAGTCGGCGGCTTCGTTGCCGGCCAAATCCTGGATGGGCATCAGCCGGTGTAGGAGACGGTGACGCGGTCCCCGACCGCGATCGGTGTGGACAGCTCGATCGTGACCGTGCTGCCGGCGACGCTCACACCTGCAACCGTGTTCGAGACACCGTTGACCTCGACCGCGAACTCGGTCGTCATCGGGGTTGCCGGGTCGAGCGCTTCGTCATAGACCAGCGTGACCTTGGATCGATAGGCGCCGACCAGCTTTAGCTTCGGCGGGACCGTGTCTATGCGGACAAGCGCCGGCGGCCACACGGTCGTCGTGGGAGCGATGAACGGGACAGCCAGAGCGACAGCGCCGCTTGGGCTGAGCGTCGGGGCATAGACACTCGTCGCGGCGGTGATGAACGGCAAATCGAGCTCTCCGGCGCCCTGAACCGTAGGTGCGTGAACCGTCGTCCCGGACGCGATGAACGGTACGTCCAACTCGACGGCGCTAGATGGCGACAGTGTCGGAGCGAATACTGATGTGCCGCTCGCGATGAACGGAACCGTGATGCCTCCTACTGCCGTAAGAGGAGCAGCCGCTGTCACACCGCCGCGCAGCGAAAGCAGGCTCGGCCCGACTGGTGGACCGCCCGCAGTCTTGGTGGTCCCGGTGAGCGTGCCGTCGGTTCCGCCGGAAACGAGATCAGGCTCTGGAGAATCGCCACCCCACATCGGCCAGTAGTGCGCGGGGCCGAGATGCGAGGGCAGGAGACCATTCGCGAGCGACTTGATCTCGGCTGCTGAGAGCTGGCGAGCCCAGGTCGCACCGTGAGCCAAGCTCCCGGCGTAGAGGTTCCCAGTCGAGGCCGCCAACCTGGACGCGCCCCACCTGACGGTCGGCGGATTCTGGCCGGATGAATTAGAGAGAGATGTCCTCGTGAACGTCGAGTCCTGAACGCCGTCGAGATAGATCGTGATTAGGTTGGATGCGTTCTGCGTTAGTCCGAGGTGGTGCCAAGTGCTGTCGAAGAAGACGCCGGTACTGATCGCGACGTCAACTCCACCGATCGATGAAAGCTCCAACTCGAGCTTGCTCCCGTTGCCTCCGCTCGATCCGTTCTGGCAGACAAAGAAGAGTGGCCTACTATTAGAGCCGTCCGTTTCGGAGTAGACCATCCCGAACGTCTTGAGACCAGCTTTGACCCACACCGAAAGCGAGAACGCAGTTGACCCGTCCGAAACGCGAGCTCCGTCGCAGGAGATCCAGTCAGACGTTCCATTGAACGATCTAGCCATCTAGACCTCCGTACAGTTGCCGCCGGATAAGGACCGGTCTAGATTTCGCGTGATGCCAGACAAGATTTTCCATGCCTGGGCGGTGGCGAACGTGGCCGCGGCCGCCATCTGTCTGGCCGTGGCTGTCGTGTACCTGCTCCACTAGGTGCTCGTGTACTCGAAGACGACGTTGAACAGGAGTGTGTCGACAGCCAGCGTGTCGTTCCCAGCGGTGCCGTTGTGACGAATCCGCACGAGCAGGTCGGCGCCAGCCGCCACGGTCGGGGTCAGCGTGTACGACTGGTCCTTCCGGATATAGGCGGTGCCGGGGACAGTGATGTCGACGTCGGTCTCGGCGGTTAGCGCCGTGTCGTAGGTCGAGGCGTTCGCGATCGGCTTCGTCGCCACACCCATCGTCGTCACGCCAGACGTCGCGTTCGCCGCTATCGAGATCACGATCGCTGCCGCCGATACGTAGTCCTGCGGCACGCGAACGATCCCCCACCAGTCACCTACAACGTCCTTCTGGAACGCCGCCACTACCTCCCGGATGTTCGAGGTCGAGACGAGCGCTGCGTACGAACCGTCGGCGCTTCCGGGCGCCGTGAGCGGAACCTGGATCTGCTTCGCCATTAGATCGCGAAGATCCCGGAGGCGTTGAACGTCACTGTCACGTCTGACCCGTTCGGCGTGAACGCCGACGCCAGATCAAACCACGCGATCAGCGGCGAGCTCGCGTCAGATCCGCTGTCCTTGTAGAGAACGACCGCTTCCACGGTCGCCCCGGTGACAGCGGTGATCGTGATGTCGTTCGCGTCGAACGTCCCCGACGTGACGGTCTTGCCTGAGAGGTTTCCCGAGCGGGCGACGTCGCCGCCGGAAGTGATGTCAGACATGAACTCGTCCGTCGAGCCGAACGTCTCTGTCCCGGTGTCGATCAGCGCGACCTTGATGTTGTCGGCGACTAGGTCGACCTTGGTCGACAGGCCGAGAAGGTGAGCCTTGCCCTTGGCGTAGAGAGCTGATGCCATCTCAGGTCACCTGCTCCACGCTGCCGTCTTCGGCGACATGCCAGGTCTTCTCGCCGATCTCGACGCGCAGCGGGCCGGTCTCGCCCGGCTCTGTTCGTGTGACCGACGCGACGCCATCGGAGGCGTGCTCGCCGATCAGCTGTTCGACCGCGTCTCGTTCAACCGTCGACGCGGCAAAGGTCCGTCTCTGGAGCATCGGGTTCTCCTCGTTAGGTGATCGTGATGGCCGGATCCGGGGCGATCAGGCCGAACGTGTACGTCTTGATCATTGGGCCGGCAGGATCGAAAGCGATTTCGGAGCGTACGGTGAGCGTGCGCGCACCTGAGAGCCAGGAGAGCGTGCCGTCGGCATTCTCGATCGACTCGAGCGCCTCGGCCAGGTGATCGATCAGCACGAGTCGCGCGGCGACAATGCCGGAGTCGCTGCCAGTCGAACGGATGCGGAACGTTCCGGCTTTCGTGATGTGGCGCGCGCTCCGGAACGTCGGGTGCAGGATGCCGCCGTGCGTTTGCGGCTTGTCCTCTACCGTCACCCGGAGCGGTGCTTGCCCGAGGCCGGCGCAGCCTTGCGGGTCGTTCTCGTAGGTGTCACCGCTTGCGGCGTTGAACGCAATGGTCCGCGCCGGGGTGATCAGTTCGAGGGTTGGGTCGCTCCACTCCATCAGGCACCCGTTCGCAACGTTTCGAAACGGCTGTGTGGCCGCTCGCGGCGTGGGGACGACCAGACCGCCATGATCATGCGAATGCGGCGTCTCCGGCGCGCAGAGCGTTTCCGAACTCAGGCCCGAGCTGCGGCCCGGGCCTGAGCCCAGCGCGGATGTTCGCGAGGTGGTTCTCGGACTGGTACAGGTGCGTGCGCATCTGCTTGAGCGTCCCGTGAACTGGGTCGAGACCATCGGGGCGAGCGATGTTCGATTCGTTGCGGATGATCTCCTGGAGCGTCGAGAGCGCATCGCGGATCGCCTGTGACGGGTCGCTCGTCTTCGCGGCTGCCGCTGTCTTCGCAGCGCTCTTCGCGTCTTGAGCCTGCGCGGTCGCGATCTTGTCGGCGTACAGCTTGTTCAGGCCGGCCGATCGGGCCGCGAGCGCGGACAGAGCGGTCGATTGGGTGCCGGAGCTCGCGGTGTCCTCGGCGTAGAGCTTCGCGATCAGGTCGTCGCGTGCCTTCTGCGCCTTCTTCTTCGCTGCAGCCCGATCCTTGGTCTTCTTGGTCTTCGTGTCCTCGTTCTTCTGGTCGAGCGCCGCGATCTGGTCGAGCGCCGATTGCTCGTCCGAGTAGATGCTCTGGAGCTCCGCGAGATGCGCCTTGCGGTTCTTGACGTCGGTGCGCGCGAGCCGCTCCTGCAGCTTCTCGTTGTCGCGGTCGAGGTCGATCTGGGACTTCAACGCGGCGACGAGTTGGGCGGCGGCGCCCTTGTCGCCGCGCGCGACCGCCAGCTGTGCGCGCTGCACTTGCAGCGACACGGTTTGCGCTCGATTCAGCGGCGGCACTTTCCGTGTCGGCGTAGCGGGAGCGTTCGGCGGGGTGTACGTGGGAGAGCCCGGAACGCCCGCTCGCGGGTTCTGCTCGGTCGTCGCGGTCGCGTTGCTGACGCCGGTCAGCTTCTGGATCGCCGCGCGCGAATAGAGGTAGACGTTGCCGTTCTGGTAGGTGACGACGTACTCCTTGCCGTCGACCTTCATGATCGAGCCCGGCTTCGGAGGTTTCCCGATGAACCCGCCGATGTGCTTGCCGTCGATGAAGAGCTGCGGGACCTGAATCAGGTCGCCGGAGGTTCCGAAAAACGCTAGCGGGAGACTCGCCAAGCCTCCGAACCCCGGCAGGCGTGATCCTGGCGCCCGCAGATCGGTGTTCGGAATCTTGCTGCCTGCAGGGACGCCGACATTTGGGATGCCGAGCGGCAGACCGGTCGTGCCAGGGCCTGCGATACCGCGTCCCGCGGCGCCGGCGCGTCCTTCCGCGGCAGCGAGCGTGTCGTATTCGCCCGCCGCCGTGACAGCTGCCGCCCCAGCCTGCAGCGTGCGCGTGCGCAACAGGCCGAAGTCGGCCAGGATCCCGCGCAGCTTCAGTCCGGCGAGTGCGATCACGAGCAGCTTCACGGTGTTCTCGGTGCCGCCGAGCGCCTTGTTCGCGAGCCTGATCGGCGGCGAGACGAGCCTGAAGACGTCGACGACGCCATGCACGGCCTCGCCGACGGTGTCGGCTGCCTCCGCGACGTCGTGCTGGACGCGCTCCTGGTTCTTCGAGTCGTTCAGCCACGTCGCGCCGTGGTTGATCACGTTCACGAGCGACGGCAGATAGTTCCGTGCGAGCGACGCCTCGAGATCATCGACGCCCGCGTGGAGCTTCGACTCGGCGACCGACAGCGACTCGGTGTTCCGTGCGACGTCGCCCTGCGCGTTCTTCGTGTCCTTCAGGATGATGTTGTAGGCCGCCTGCACCTTCTGGGCCTGCGTCAGCTTGTCGGTGTGCTTCGCGATCCCGTCCGCGACGGCTTCCTCCTGGATCCGCTGCTGCGACAGGAACACGCCGTACTGACGCAACGGCCGCACCTGCCCGGCCAGCCCGGACGCGAGCGCCTGCAGCACCTGATCAGGCTTCGCGTTGTTGAACGAAGCCATATCGGCCGAGAGCTCAACGATCCGCTTCGACATCGCCGCAGCCTGCTGCTCGCCGAACCCGAGCGGCCTGAGCATGTTCCCGAACGTGCCGGCGGCCTTCAACGCGGCGCCCTCGCCGATCCCGAACGACTGCGCCAGACTGCCTGCCCACCGCTGCACATCCGCCGCGTTCTCCCCGAACACGACCCCGGTCTTCTCGGTCTCCTCCTGCACGTTCGACGCCTCGTCGACGAACTGCTTCAGCAGGAACGTCGCTCCGAACCCGCCGAGGAACGAGCTCGAGCCGAGCGCGAAAGCCGTACGCAGCCGTCCGAGCGCTCCCGACGCGACGATGGCGCCGCGCGCGGTCTGACCCAGCTGACGCTCCTCACGCGCCAGCGCGGACGAGCTCCGGTTTGCGCCGGACGAGACCGCGCTCGACGACTTCACCGCCTCCTGCTGAACACGACGCAGGTTCAGCTCCGCCGAACGCACCGAACTCGTGATCTTGCCGCCCGACTGCGTCAACGCCCGGTCGAGGCGGTCCTGAGCGCTCGCGAACTTCAGCGAGTCATCGGACATCCCCGCGAACGTCGTGCGCACCTCCGCCCGGAGCTGCTGCAGCTGCTCCGACGCGTGCGCGCGATCGACGCTCAGCTGGATGTCGCCGCCGGCGATCTTCGCCGAAGACGTCAATGCAACCCCTGACGCGTCAGGCGATCAAGAACGCGCCGCTCGGCGGCCGCGGCCGCGAGGCGGAGTGCAGCACGGTGCTCTTCGGCGGCCTCGCGGATCTCGAGGCGTTCCGTCAACGCGTACTCCAGCAGCCACTGATGCACCTCGTCATCAGAGAGTGGCGGGAAGGCGCCCATGCGGCGGGCGTGCTTGGCGATCCGGAGGCCGTCATCACTTTGGAGTAGCGACTTGAAAGGTGGCGAGGGGGTCGACGAGCCCTCCGTCCTCGTCCACGGTCAGGCGATGCTGGGCGACGCGCGCGATCGCGTCGATGTCAAACGGGTCGAGCAGCTTCAGATCGGACGGCTTTAGAGCCGGTGCGACCGTCGCCTTGAGCACGATCCGGTTGCGCAGCTCGAGCGTGTCACGCGACAGCTTCCGCGACTCCTCGAGCGCCTCCGCGTTGCCCTTCTGGAGCAGTCCGATCTGCTGGGCGACGACGCCGCCATCAACCTGCTCGAGAATGGCGACCTTGAACAGATCGTCGGGGAGCGCTTCTTCCGCGGCGAGCTCGACAAGCGTGAGGGGGCGCACCGAGAACTTCGACCCCGACGGGCCGATCATGTTCACCGTCGCGTTCCGTTTTGCCTCCGCGAGCGAAGACGCCCAGCCGTTCGTGTTAGCCATCCGGCGTTGCCTTCGCGTTCACGGTGGCGATCGCCATGTTCTCGGCGACGTCTCCCTGGGGCTCGGTGCGGCCGCCGAGCACCTCGACGAACGGGGTGCCGTCGATGTCGTTCGCCTCGTCCCTGGTCGCGTACGAGACCTCGGTGCCGGTGATCAGCAGGGAGCGCTCCGTGCCGCCCGAACCGCGCGACCACAGCACCGAGAACCCCTCGGTGTAGATGTCGGCGGTGCCGTCGGTGCCGGTCTTCGAACCGGTGTCGATCGCCCGCTGCAGGTCGTTGTTCTGCGTGTAGCGCGACACCGTGATCACCGACGCGAACTTGCCGGCGACGATGTCGAGCGCCGAGAACCCGGAGTCGCCCTGTGCGCGCGAGAGGTTCCGGTTGATCTGGACCGTCACCTGCTTCGTCGTGCCGGGATGGACGGTCGCGTACTTGACCGTCGCCTCGGCGTGGATGAACGGGAGCTCGTCCGCGAAGTCGGGCAGCGGGTCAGGGGCAGCGACGTTGTCGGTCAGGCTCATCGCCATCCACGCGAGCCCGGTGACCTGCAGCTGCGTCTCGCCGTCGTCCTGCGAGGCGAACTGGGCGGCGCCGAGCCTGCAGCCGTTCCAGCGGCGCCCGTTCCCGTACGGCACGACCTCGAGGATCCCGTAGTACGGCTGCACAGCGTTCGGCGTAGCCGTGTGGGTCGTCGGCGAGACCGTCGCCGAGTCGGCGTTGTCGCCCATGAGCGCCTCGGCGAGCAGGTCGACCTCCGACGGGCGGCCGTAGCAGCCGAACGAGACGCCAGGCCCCAGCGTGGAAACCGCGGATGCTGCCTCTTCCTGCGAGCTGTCGGTCTCCGCGAGCGGCGACAGTGTCCGTGCCGCGTCGGGGTCGAACGCGGTCAGCCGGAACGCGATCGCGTCCGACCAGTCGGTGACTTCGGTGTCCTTGTCGACCTGCTTCTTGACGAGCAGAACGCGCTGGTTTCCTGCGTAAAGGGTCATGCTGCGGCCTCCCTAGGTCCGGGTGCGAATGTCACGTGAGTGAGTGGGGTTAGCGGCCTAGGGCCGTAACGAGTGCTTTCAGGCCGGCGAGCTTCGCCGGATTCGAGATGTTCAACGGCTCGACACCGCCGGTCGTCGTGCTCTTCCGGTGCGCCTCATATCCGCCCCGGCCTGCCTTGCCGGGCCGCACGGGCCAGTCCGCCTTCCGGCGGTCGTGGCCCTTCAGCTGGACGTGCCGTTCGCCGAGCGACCCCTTGTCGAAGATCCGCCACTTCTTGTTGTCCGCCGAGATCGCGGCCGCCCAGCCGGAGAGCGTGCGGCGGGCCGCAATCACGCGGAACGTGAACTTGCCCTCGGCCTGCGCGTTCGCCTTCGACGCCATCACCCGCGCGCCCTCATCGAGCGCAGCGAGCACACGCTCCTCGATCTTGGCTTCGAGCCGGTCGAAGTGATCCTCGAACGTGACGTGCGCGTTGATCATGCCGCCGGCATCGCGGGGTTGAGGGTCAGCAGCGAAAGCGTCAGCTCGACGAACCAGCGGGCCGGGTCGTCATTCAGGACCGCAGCGGCTACGGATACGGCGACGTTCGCGACGAAGTCACCTGCGCGGTTCTTGCCGGCGAACGCTGTCAGGAGGTCGACCTCGGCCTGCTCGAGCACGTCTTGCGAGCGAGGCAACGCAGCCTCAGGCTGTTTCGAGAGCGTCGGGAAGTAACGCAGCATCAGTGTCGGCCTCGCGAGCGTCCGGTCGCCGCCCGGGATCGTCTGAACGCCGGGATGCCAGACGTGGATCTTGGCAAAGTCGTCGCGGTTGACGCCATCGAAGCGGCCTTCGCGGATCTCGATCGGCGGCGGAAAGGGGGTCGCGAGATACGCCTGGATCGCCGCGCGCGTGTCTGTGATCAGGTTGCTCATCCGACGAAAGGTGGCTGCAGCTCGGCGAGTGTGGCGAGGGCGTCCTCGCGGCGTGCGACGAGCCCGCGGATGTTGATGCTGTCGAGGGCGTCGGCGAGGTCGGTGCCGGCGGTCGCGACGTCGGAGATGTATCGAAGGATGACCGAGGCCGCGACCGCTTCGGCGACGAACGCCGGCACCGCCGGGAACCCCCATGTCGCGGTCACACGGATGCGTTGCGTGTCGCAGCGGCGCACATCCGGCAGGACGCTCGAGCCGAGCTCGAGCTCGGTGACCGGCATCCATGCTCCCTTCTGGAACCGCCGCGGCCCGTAGAGCTTCGAAACGGCGGCGCTGTCGACGGCAGTCGTCGTGGCGTCATCGTTGACGAGCGCGACCGTGACCGTCTGCGCGCCGTCGAGCGCGCCGACATATGCGCGCCGCCGCGACAGGTCGAGATCGAAGTCCCGGCTCGCCGGCTGGCTCGCCTCGGTCGCGATGAACTCGGCGTGCGCATCGGTGGCGAACTGCTCAGACTCAGCTGTGATCAGCTGCGCCAACTTCGCGTTCGTGGTCGTGTTGTCGCTGTAGCCGGGCAGGTATGTCTTCACGTCGGCGATCGTGCAGAGGTCATGGCCGGTCGGAGAGACCGCCGCCGCAGCGGTGTAGGAGACGACGAGCTCATCGGTGTCGATGGTTGTGCCGTCGTCCCAGACGATCAGGTAGTTGCCGGCGGTCGTCGGCGCCGTGAGCGTCTTCTTGAAGACCGCGTCGCTTCCAACGGTGACGTCTTCGGTCACGCCCGAGGTGGTGCGGGCGAGGAAGTCGACGCCGGCGTCAGTCCTGATGCGAACCGCCACCGTCGCGGCGTGCGCGAATGCCTCCGTCGTCGCGACGAAGCTCTCTCCGGGCGCGACGATCACTTGACGCGCGCCCTCGCGGACTGCTTCGGGAAGTCGACGGCGAGCGGCTCGAAGAGATGCTCACGGCCCTTCAGCATCGGATGGCCGACCTCGATCGTCATTCCCTTGATCAGCGTGACGCGTTTGCCGTCGTGGTCGAAGATCGCGCTGTCTTTCGCTCTGAGGATCTGTGGGTTGTCGTCTGCTGCCACGTCTGGCTCCAATCCAGTTGAAGGTGCTCGGCGGCGGGCCGAGAGCGTCCCCTGACCCGCCGCCGAACCTTGGTCTCTGCGCTCGTTACGAGTGCAGGATCTGCAGCATCTGGAACGCCTTGGCGGTCCGGAGTGCCGAGGTGTTGCGGAAGTACGCGTACAGCGCCCGGGCGCCCGTGAGCTTCCCGTTGCCGTCGCGCACCAGCGGGTCGAGCTCGACGTTGAGCCCGATCCGGTCGACGATCACGAATCCGCGGCCGAAGTCACCGAGGATCAGCACCTTCTCGCTGCCGGTCGTGACGCCAGTCGACATCGCCGAGGCGACGTTCACCGGGTAGTCGAGCATCGTGTACCCGGTCGTGCCCGTCGGCCGGTTCCGGAACCCCTGCGAGAAGGGGACCCAGAAGTCCGTCCGTGAGCTGGTCAGCGCCCTCAGGTGCGAGAACACCGACCGGTTGCCGATCCACTGCGCGTTCGCGTCGAACCGCGGCGGCAGCGCATCGATGAGCAGGTCGAGGTCGGCGAGCGCCAGCGTGTTCACCGACGCCGTGTCCACCGTCACCGTGCCGTCGGCGATCAAGGCGGTGATCAGGCCCTCCGGCTCGTTCGTGCCCGAGCCGAGGAGGAACTTGTTCGCCTCCTTCTCGTCCTTGGCCTCCTGGAACATCAGCCCGAGCTCGCCGCGAAGCGCCGACCAGTCCTGATCGACCTCGATCGAGAACTGCACCTCGGCCTGCGCCTTCACGACCGTGACGTCCGGTGCGGCGAAGGTCGGCGACTGCGGGTTGACCGCGGTGAGCTCTGCGGCGTAGTCAATCGTCACGCCGTCAGAGCTGATGCCGCGCCAGGTGTTCCCGGTGATCGACACGACCCGGGCGATCTGCCGCATCGGGTTCGCGGCCCCGTCGGAGGTGTGGAGCACCGTCGGATCGATCGTGACCGGCACCGGCGTCTCGGAGCCGAGCCCGCCAACCGACACCGCCTGGTTGATCAGGCTCTGCTCGACCTGGCCGAGCGGCTTGCCCATCACGAGCTTGCCGAACGCCGCGTCGAACTCCTTGCTCGACGTGAGCAGGAACCGCTGAGCGAACGCGCCGTCCTTCGAGTCGGCCGACTGCAGGAGCCGCTCCACGAACGCGCGCGGCTTGTCCGGGTCGGCGGTCTCGTAGGCGACGATCTCGTTCACGCGGCGTGCCCCCTCCGCGAAGAGAGCGCCCATCTCGTCGATCGAGCCTGCCCGCTTGCGGTACTCCTCGACCGCCCACGGGTTCTCCGGGACGTTGCGGTGTGCCGCGGTGATGACCGAAGGTGCGCCACGGCGAGCCGTCGCCACATCGGTCGCGGTCGCCGCGTTGATGCCGCCCTCGCGAGCGTCCGCGTTACCGCCCTTCATCGCGATCGACCGTGCGCGGTTCTTCATGTCGTCGATCGCCGTCTGGTTGGCGACCCACTCGTCCTCGAGACCCTCGAACTCGACTTTCGGGTCACCCTCTAGAGCCTTGCCGATGTGGTCGGCGTCGATCTCCCTCTGCCGCGCGAGGATCGCGTCCTGACGCGCGACGAGCTCTTCCATCGTCTGCACTTTGCCCTCCTTGGGCGTGGTGGTAGGTGCCGTCGCCGTCGCGCGGCCCTCGGCCCCGGGCGGGGTCGAGCTCGACGCCTCGCCGGCGTCGGAGTCTTCGGTAGGCGCGTCGTCGCCAGGCCCGTCGGCCGGCTCTTCGCCTTCGTGCTCGTGCTCTTCGTCGTCCCGTGCTTCAGCAGCGGGCAGTTGGGACGTCATCCTCACTCCGCCCTGGAAGAGCGAACTTGCGGCCGCTGAGGCGGAAAGGGTCGCCGAGTCGAGCGTTCCGTACGCGAGCTCGCCGCTCTGCAGAGTGATCACCTCGCGTTGCTGATCGCTTGACGAGCGTCCGCCGCTCTTCAACAGGCCGCCGATCACCTTCTCGAGCGTGTCGATCCGGTCGACCATCCCCGCCGCGAGCGCATCCTGAGCGGTCAGCAGGCGCCCCTGCCCGTAGCTGTTCCGCACGACTGCTTCGGAGACGCCACGCCCCTTCGCGACGTCGGCGACGAAGCCCTCCTGGAATTGGTCGACCATCCGCTGCATCGCCGCCTCGGCCTCCGGCGTCAGCTCGCGGAACGGTGCGTCCTCGGTCTTGAACTGGCCGGCCTGGATCGCGGTGATCTTCACGCCCTCCGCCTCGAGCGCGCCGGTCAGGTCCTGGTGGAGCATGTAGGTGCCGACCGACCCGACTAGCGCCGACGGGGTCGCGACGAACTCGTCGGCCTGTGCAGCGAGCCGGTACGCGGCCGACGCCGCCATCTGGTTCGCGACCGCGACGAGCGGCTTGCGCTTGCCCTGACGGAGGATCTGCGCGGTCTCGCCGAGCATCGCGACCGACCCGCCCGGCGAGTCGACGTCGATGACGACCGCCGACACGTTCGGGTCGGCCATCACCTCCCGGTAGGCGGACGCGAACGCGTCGAGCGACGTGCCGCCGCTGATCTCGGCCATCAGCGTCGCGCGCGGGAAGATCGACCCGGCGAGCGGCAGCACCGCCACCGCGCCCGGCGACGTGCGCGCGCGCTGGGGCGCGGCCGCGTGGATCTCCGCGAGCTCTTCCTCGGACAGCCGCCCGCCGGCGAGCACGCGCTGCCATGCACCGCGGATCTCGAGCAGCTTCGACGGCAGGATCTGCCACGGACGTTCGGCGACCAACTCGCCGATAAGCGGGTAGCTGTGCGGTTTCATCGAAAGGGTCTCCTTACGTGAGGGAGTGCGTACGGCTGTGGCCGTTCTGGCCGGTCGTCGCCGGCGCCGCGTCGGCTTGCACCTGCACTGACGGGGCGCCTGTGTGCTCGAGCAGCGACCAGTCGTCGGCCGCCATTGCAGCCGTTATCGAGTCCGGGTCATAGCCGGCCATGTAGAGCGTCGACATCGTCTCTGCGTCGGTCTTGCGGGCGTTCGCGGCGTCGGTGTGCGACTGCGCGAGGAACGCGACGTCCCGTGCGTCGTACCAGAGCTCTCTTTCGTCGGGAACGTCGATGATCGTTTCGAGCGACCCGCAGAGGTTCCGCCACCACGGCCGCGCGTGGACGTCGCCGAAGTTACGGCGAATCTCGGCGAAGTTGCCGCTGTTCAGCGCCGACCCCTGCAGCCCCTCAGAGAACCCGCCGAGCGCGGGGTGAATACCCGCGGCAGCGGCGATGCGCGACTCGCCGGCGCCCTGCACGGCCTTGAAGTCGATCTCCTGCATGTTCGACCCGATCACGTCGACGTCGACGCCGGGCTGCAGGAACAGCGTGCGGAACTTGTTCGCGATGCCCTCGTGCTCGAGCCGGAACGCCTTGACCCACGTCTGGAACTTGTCGAAGTCGACCTCGTCGCGCTTCACGACCATGCTCGACGTCGCGCCGTTCTCGAGGTACGAGAGCTTGTGCCGGGTCATCGACTTGTCAGCCTCGATCTCGCGGATGACCGGCGTCAGCCATGACATCCCGAGGAACCGCGCCTCCGGATCCGGCTTCGGTGCGAAGTGCGCGACCTCTTCGGCGAGCAGGTTGATCGGCTCCCTGCCGAGCATCGGGCCGCCCTCCTGGTACTGGTAGCCGATCACCTCGGCGTCGATCGACCACGGGTCGTCGCCGTCGGGGATACCGATCACCATCCACGTCCAGTCGGGACGGAGCGCCTTGATCCGCCGGTCAGGACGCAGGGCGAGGTAGGCGTTGCCGCCGAGGCCGGAGTACACCTCGGTGCGCGCGATCAGATCGCCTGTCGTCGCACCCGGCCACGGATGCCTGAGTGGATCGAGCTGCGGACCGGTGGAGAGGCGGCCGGGGCGGCCGTCTTCCTGGATGTCGCGGAACGCGAAGCGGGCCTCGGACAGGATGTTCATCCGGATCGCTGTGCACGCGAACACGATCGCGTCCGCCTTCAGCCCGCCGCGTACGAGCCCGACGAAGTTGTCGTCGATCTTCTCGGTGTTCCCGGTCAGCGACTGCTGGACGAACGGGAAGCCGAGCCCGTCGAAGCGGAGCATCTCCGCGATGTCGTCGAGCGAGAGGCTGCCGGGCGCGACCTGGCTGATGCCGAGACCGCGACCGACGCGCGTCAGTAGGTCGTTCACTGCCGCTCACCTCCGCGGATGTAGCCGCCGACGCCGATCGCGAGCACGCCGAGCGTGATCACGCCGATCGGCAGGTAGATCATCGCGATCCCGATCGCGACGAGGCCGATGCCGGCCACGAAAAAGGCCGCCTGTGTCGCGGCCTTCGGCTGGATCTTGTCGGCGAGCGTCTTCGCTCGCAGCACGAGTTCGGTCATGCGAATGCGAAGCCTCCCGGCTGTTGGACCTGCGGGTTGGCGTGATGCCAGCGGGCGCGGTGCAGCCCGACGATCGCGCCGACCGCGAGGTCGATCTTCAGAGGCGAGTCGTCGCTCTCCTTCGTGATCAGCGTCCACCTGCCACGCTTGCGCTCCACGCAATGAGCGATGTGACGGGCGAGTCTCTCGTCACCGTCGTGGGTGAAGCTCCCGTCGCGGAGTGCTTGCGTGAACTCGTCGCACGCCGGCCCCATCCGGGTCGGCTGATTCGTCTCGAACCGAACCACGGTCTCGCCGTAGGTCGCCTCCAAATCTTCGACCTCGCGATGCCAGCCGGGCGGGTCAGGGGCGAGCTCGATCACGCGGTAGTCGGCCATCGTCGCTTCAACCATGTCGAGCACCTCGTTGCGTGGTGTGCGCCAACGGGCGGCGCCGGGCGGCCGCTCCCACGCCTCGACGACGAAGATGTGCGGCTTCTCTTCGACGGTCACGCCGATCAACGCGGTCGAGTCGCGGCTGTATGAGCCATCGAGAACGAGCACGATCTCGGTGCCGTCCTTGACCTTGCGGCCCTTGAACCGCTGCCCCCACAGGTCTGGCGGGAACGCGCGGCGGGCGAGCGAGCGCCGCTGGTTCAGCCAGTAGCGGCGGAAACGATTGATCGCCCCTTCGTCACGGTTCGCCTTCGCCTCGCGATACTGCGACCCGATCCCGTCCACATCGGACCATCCGATCGCGTCGCCCGACGCCTCCGCGATCGCGGCCTTCAGCCCCTTTTGCGTGTCGAGATCATGCGCCTCGGATGCCTGCCGGTGATCGAACAGAAATCGCGGGTCATTGACGCGTCCGGCGCGGATCTCCTCCGCGTAGAGGTGCGAGACCTCGGCGATCGACTCCTCGCCGGGCGCGTACATCGTCGTCGTCTCGAGCGACCACGGGTCGCCGAGTGCCCTCTTCGGGATGTTCCGCAGCATCGTCGCGTGACCGTTCTTCAACCGGTCGGATGTGAAGAGGTGCGTCTCGTCGAAGTGCTGGAACGTCGTGCGCGCCCCGTCACGGGCGTTCGGCGCCGACGCGACCGCCTTCATCTCGCCCGGCACGTCGCGGTGCATGATCCGCTCCTCACCGACGAAGTACCGGTTCCCGAGCTCGCAGTTCTCCAGAATCGCCTTCGCGGCGCCGTAGGCGAGGTCTTCCGTCTGCTCCTCCGTCGTCGCGACCATCAGCACGTACGGGTCAGTCACCGGGCAGCCGACGGGGTTGCCGTCCGCGTCCCAGCCGCCGAACCGCACCGGGGCGGTCGGGTCCATCTCGGCGATTGCGATCCACGCGGCGAACTCCGTCTTCCGGGCGCCCTTACGGCGCGAGTAGGTCGCGCGCTTGAAGCGTCGGCGCCCCGCGAGCTCGCGGTCGGCCGGGAAAACCTCGTAACAGCGGTAGAGGAAGAGCCGCTCTTCGTCGGTCAGCTCGACACGCTGACCGCGGATGTCGCCGGGTCCGTGGACGAGGTATTCCTCGATCCAGTCGGCGACTTCGGCGCCGAGCGTCGGCCACGGCGCGGGATCCATCGGCGGAAGCAGGAGACGAGGCTCGTTCACTTGCTGTCCTTGACGAGCGCGAGCCGCGGATCAGTGCGGCGCTTGGCAGGCCGGCGAGGAGCGGACGGCTGCGAACGCTCCTCGCCGTGCTTCTGCTCCGCGAGCCGCCAACGCAAGCGGAGCCGGTCTTCGCCGGTCGCGCCGAGCTTCGCCTCGGTCAGCCGGATCTCGGCTGCGACGCCGAGATCGCCGCGCTCGAACGCATCCCAGAGGTGCGCGAGCCGCTCGAGCACCAGCCAGTCGGTCTCGAGGAACAGCGCGGCTTGT